GGAACCGCCTCGATTCTGTCGGCGTTCCTCGATTGCATCAGCGTCCTTGTATTCCGTTGATTTGTCTCCGGAAATAACCCGGATGCAGTTGGGAACGCTGAACCAGTCCTGAGCGTCTTTGATGCTTAGTTCAACCACATCATTCTCGAATGCGTCAAACACGGCAGCGGGCTCAGTTGGCATCGAGCAAACGTGAATTACGCCATCGCCAGTAATCCGCATCCGCCAGCCGATTGCATTCAGAATCATCCATGCCACATCAAGCTGTGAATCTGTAGCTTCCGCAACAATGGCGTCAACCAGTGTCGGACTATCTTCCTCGACCTCTACCGGCGCAGCCCCCACGCTCAGAAGTTCCTTGACCAGCTGTGCTCCGTCAGCTCCAGCAGGTGCGAAATATCCCTTCGGGACCAACACATCCGCAGCAGGCTTTAGAACCGAATATACCTCAACCGGGAACGTTGTCCTCGTCCCGTCAAGATCTCTTGTCGGCGTGGATGCCAGTCCGGTGAACAGCGCCACACGAGCGCCGCCACCTTCCTGATTAGCTTTCAGATATATTCGAATCCAGCACTCTCCCGGATTCTCTGTCATAGACAGATCAGCTGACTGCATCAAGCCTTCGTTGTTCCTGGAAATCGATCCGGACACAAAATCAAACGATCCCGCATCCATCCAGGACACGGGATCAACCTTCTTTAGTTCGTATAATGCCCAGAAGCCTTTATTCCAGTTCATGCATGGCCTCCCATTCCGCCAGAGTCATGCCCGCCGGTTCCTGCGGGTCTATTGCGGCGATGGTCATCGTGTAGGACACCTTCCTGTCGTCATAGGACTGCTGTTCCTCGATCTGGACGTCCGCCGTCAGCGATGAACCGTCAGGCGTCCGCACGTGAGCGATTCCCGCATATCCTGCAAGGTCTCTCATTGTCAACTGTCTGTCGAGGTCATCACTCCGGACTAAGACGGTGTTTGCCGTAAGATCTCGCGTTACTGCAGGGTTCCAGTCGCCCTGGACCGAACCGCCGAGATAAGAAGTTCGCTTGAAGTCCTTTGTCCACCGATTTGACAGGCTGAGATTGTACGGCAGTTCGATCTGCTGACCGTCAACGGTCACGATCATCTGCTGTTCTTCGAGGATGTCGCCATCTTCCGAGTCAGCGTCGTACCACGCAAGCCCGGTGTCGGTCGCATAGTCGCCGTTTGCAGTGACCGTCACGAGACGATGCCCGCACATCTCCCCAAATCCGGGATATGGATCCACGTAGGTCGTGCCGAAGGTCGCGCCCTTGTACACCAGCTCAGGCCTGTCAGCGGAGATGCGGTAGATGTCGCAGGTGTCTCCGGCTTCATAGCCTTCCGGCGCGATCGGCGTGATCTTTGCGATCCGCGCGTCCGCATCAATAGTTACAGTCACGCCGGGTACGTCCGCCTTGTGTGTCCAGTCCACCGCGAATGACTCGGAAACGGTTGCGCTCTGTCCGAAGTCGTCCCGAATAGTCGCAATCAGCGTATAGCGTGCGCCATCATCAAGTGACCCGGTCAGGTTGTCCGTTGTGATCGTGACCGGTGCCTCTCCGATCTGGGAGACCGTTGCGATTGCCTCACCAGCATAGCCGTCATAGTCGTTTTCGTCCGGACGGTAGATGTGGTAATCTTCCGCCCTAACGATTGACACCGCCGTTACACCTGTGGATCCTGCGCCGGTGACCGTAGCCGTCAGGGGCATAGCCGTCAGGACGCCGTTCGTCAGGCTGTCTGTCAGCGTGATTGTGAGCGGCTCGGCGATGTAGAGCGTTGCCGGTTCCGACCAGTCCGACTGGATACCGGACTCGGAAGTCGTACGGATTGACAGGTTGTAAGTCTGCCCGGTCACCCAGTCATGAGTAATTTCGAGGCTCTGCCCGGTTTCCGTATGTGCGATGATTGTGCCGTCCTCAAGCCTGATTTCCGCATACGCCTGCGGACTTCCATCGGCAGACGAATATGCCCACCGTGCCGTGATGCTGTCATTAGCGTTTATCACGTTCTTGCTCAGCGTAAGCGCAGGCTTATCCGGGACGCTCGACAAGTTGTAGGTGTACGTTTCCGACCACGGGCCGACCACCTCATTGTCCGAAGATGCGTTGATGAGCCGCACCCGGAAGTACCAGAGCCCCGTCTCAAGCCCTGCAATCACCCAAGACGTTGCAAGGGCGTCCGTGACCTTGTATTTGTTCGGCTCGTCCGTGGATTCCCATGCTTCCTCATGATCAGCCCATGCAAGTTCCGCCTGCGTGGCATCGTCCCAAGACCACTCCCATCCGATGCGGACCGTTCCATCACTGGGACCATCCGTGAGTGTCACCATTGCCGGGGCGACAATCAGCAAGTTCGAATCGATTGCCGAAGCCGACCGCATCCCGGCGTTGATGGTCGTTCCGGTGTAGGTGCCGACGAAGGCAAAAGCCCCGAAGCAGGTGTAGTTATCACCAACAATCTCGGGCACCTCGTATATCGCCGTGGTCGTGCCATACGGCATGACTCCAATAATCCTGTCGTTGCTCGGGTCGTCCTCCAGACGGCAGAAGATAGCCGTGTACGCCGCCGTGCAGCTGGTCGCCGTGGTGATCGTGACATTGACAGCGCCGGTTGTGGTGTTCGGAGTCGCCGAAATCGTGGGAGCCGCAAGGGTGCCGACCTGCGCAAGGAGCTCGTTCGAATAAGACGAATTACTGTCGTGATTGCACATCACGCGCACCCACATGCACTCATCCGTGCCGATGACCGCCGACACGTTGACGACCACCTTGTCGTTTCCGCCGTTGGGAGTCACCTCGACCGCATCCGACCACCCGCCCGCCGGTGGCGTGAATGCTGCGTCTGTTGGGCTCGCAATCACATACTGAAGAGTAATGAGATCTATCGGACTGAGGTCGTCATAGGACGCCCGCCACGCCGCCGTGATCCGGGATACAGAACCCATCGTCACGGCGCTCGCGGAATCCAGAACGACCTGCGTCGGCGTGCCATAGGCATGGCTGACGGTCGCCCACTCGGACACGCCCGCCGGGCCTGCTGACCTGACGCGATACCACCGCACCAGATTCGACTCAGCAAGCACCTCGGTATCTTCCGTCACGGTCTGGGAGTCTTCCGCCGTCTTGCTCATGACCACGCCCCACTCCGATTCCATGGGTTCGCCGTTCCGGGGGATAGCGCAGGTCTGCGCTTGGACCTCGGTGAAGACTTCCGTGTTCGTGGCGTTAGTTTCGACTTTCCATGTGAAAACGCCGCTGTTCACGGTTTTGTTCTCATAGGTCAGTTCGGGAACCTGCGGCACGGTCGCCGTCCATGCTCCCGAGGTGGCCCACGCAGACCACCCCGGATTCGACTTTTTTATTTTCTTCTTCTGGTTCCCGCGGACCCGGAAGACAAGCGTCCGCACGTTCGCCAGTGTAAGCGTCGCAGACACCGCGCTGACGCCTACGCTGACAGCCGTCCATGCGCCATTGTTCAGCCGATACTGCAGCTGCTGACCGTTGGCGTAATCGCTTCCGCCTATCTTCCACTTCAACGTGTACGTGCTTCCGGAGCGGGCTATCGACAGCCCTGTGGGTTTCTTAGTCTTTGCCATGTCATGCCATCCTTAACTCGCGTCTGAGCGTCCGCGCCGCGCTGGTCGCCCACATCTCCGGATCCTGAGCGCCGTCAACGTTAAAGGTCTGATAGATGTTTGTCTGTCCAGACTTCGCTTCGATTCGCTCCATCTCGCGCCACATCTTATCGAGCGGCACGACCGCCTCGGGGCCAGCCTCGCCGACACCGATTACAGACGGAGCATCAAAGATACCGCCCCTCGCGAACCACTGAAGGCTCTTCGTGAAGACCGGGTAGCTCGTCTTGGTCGTTCCGTCGCCGGCCTCCCTCATGCTCACAGAGAACTGGGGCAGATATCCGTGAGGTGTCGGGAGCGTCCACGAGAATTTCATTTGACGTTTGAATATTGCTATGTACGTAGCAATCGCCTGCACCGTCCGAAGCAATGCCGTGATCTCGACTGACGGAAGCGCGAGTTTAGCGTTGCTGAACGCCGTTTCCATGTCCGTGATGCCTGCCGCTACGGCTTCCTTCGCCGCATCAATAGACGATGTGTCAACATCAGCAAGCGTGAGATTCGCACTCGAGAGTGCATCCTGAATCGCCTTGCTGTCCACGTTTACTTTATCGCCGCCGACATCAATCGTTCCGCCGTAACTGATTCCGCCGTGTTCGTCTACGATGGTCTTGCTTGCTTCTGAAGCACTGGAACCGTCGTCCAACGCCCATTTCAATGTGAAGAAGTCGCCGATGCCTTTGATAACATCATCCCAGAAATCCTTAAGACTTTGAATTATTCCATCAAGGTCTGGCAGTTTAATGCTGAACACCCAGCTGAAGATACTGCCGATGCCTTTTTTGACTGTATCCCATCCATTGCTGATGGCTTCCTTAACATCCTCCCATGACGGAAGTTCCACATTGAATGTCGTCTTGAAGAAGTCCGCAATCTTAGACTTGAAGTCTTCCCAGAAGGCCACAACGGCTTCTTTGACATCTTCCCATGACGGAATATCAATGCCGAACGTAGTCTTGAAGAAGTCCTGAATCGAAGGCCAGACGTTTTCACCCCACCAAGTATCGATTGCCGTGATAATATTCTGAGCTGCCGGAAGCGCAATCCCAAACACAGTCTTGAAGAAGTCGCTTATACCTGTCTTAACTAAATCCCACAGAGCGCTAATCTTCTCGATGACTGTCTTATCGTCATCCATAAGAATGTCGAAAGACGCCTTGAAGAATTCTGCAATACCGGATTTGACCTTATCCCACAAATCTGATATCTGCTGTTTGACGGTCTCCCAGTCAGGCAGGTCAATGCCAAAATTTGCCCTGAGAAGTTCGGTCACGGAATCCCAAATGCTTCCGATTGCAGTCTGTAATCCAGTCAGCAGGCTGTTCGCGACACCGACCCAGTCAATATTAGTGAATGTCGTCCACAGGGACGATACCAATGCGCCGAGCCCGGCGATTAATGTCGGAATGCTTGCAATAATACCGTCAAGTAGTCCGGCGATCATGTCGCCACCGGCAGTAACTAGATCGGGGATCATATCAGCGAGGAAGCCCGGAAGCATTGCCAGGAACATCGGGAGCTGCTTCAGGATGTTCCCGATCATCGGCAAAAGGTTTCCGACAAGGAACGTCTTAACCGAGTTCGCTAACGCACTCAATGCCGGTCTGATGTCGTTTCCGAGTGCCAAGTCCGCCATGAGATTCTCGGCGTTCGCCTGCATCGCTCCGAACGACCCGGAGAACGTGGTCGCCGCTTCCTCTGCCGCTACGCCGGTTAAACCTAAATCTTCCTGAATGACATGGATGGCCTCATACACATCTCCGAGATTGTCGATGTTGTAGTCCTGCCCGGACAGCTTCTCAGCATCCTCCAGCAGGCGTTCCATCTCTTCTTTTGTGCCACCATAGCCGAGCTTCAAGTTGTCCAGCATGGTGTAATTGCCTTTGGCGAAGCCCTGGTAAGCGTTCTGGAGGCTCTCGACTGGAGTGCCCATCTTCGCAGCATTATCCGCCATGTCGGAAATCGCCATGTCCGCAGCGTCCGCCGCCTTTACGACATCATCGCCAAAAGCAGACTTCAGAGCCGCTCCAAAGCTCACCGCCTGTTCCGCATAATCATTTGCGGAAATGCCCATTGCAGCCGCCTGATAAGCATATTCCTTTGCGGTGTCAGCTGCTTCACCATACAGAGTATCCAGACCGCCGAAGGACTGCTGAAGTTTCGCACCTTCTCCAACGGCATCCGAAAACAGCTTAGTGACCCCTGCTACAATGCCAGCCGCCGCAAGCCCCTTTAGGAGCGACTTACCTAATGACGCACCACCCTTCTCGCCGCTCTCTTCGGCAGCAGGACTGATGATGTCTTCTATCTGGCCGGATATGCCTTCGGCTTTAGGTATAATTTGGACATAGGCTTTTCCTATACTTGTATCAGCCATGTGTCACCTCTTCCAACAGCGACTTGCGCATCGCTTCGAACTCTTCCGGAGAATCGAACCCGATGATGTCACTGTCTTTCTTGTTGCCATTTTCAAGCGCTTCCCTGATCGACTTCGGACGGTTGCGACCGTGCTGTCCGCTCTTCGTCTTCGTCCACATGATCAACGCTAGATAATCTGCTATAGTCGCAAGCAGTGACTCAGACAAATCGAGTTTTCTGCCTGCTGCTTTCTTTTTGATGCGTGAGTCACCCCTCAGACCAATCGAAAGAGTCGCCACCGTTTGGACAGGCAGCGACTCATAGTCGAATACCTTGTATGTTTCGGCGAGGTCGCAAATCAACGCGTCCTCATCGAGGTTGAGCATGGCTGAGAGGATGATCAGTTTTTTGCTTCTTTCGATTTTTCCTGAACGATCTTCATGATCTCGCCGACCTCTTTTCCGACGACTTCCACAGGGACTCTGCCGTCGTGCTGTTCTGCGAGAAACTCATAGAAGCGCTCTTCCTCTTCCTGGTCATTGAACAGGAGGGCGACAATATCCAGGCTAGCCTCGAAAGAGTCGCTGCCCTTCTTATTCGCCGTCCGCACTGCCTTCAGGAAACGCCAGTCCTTAAAAGCCTCGGCGTCAATCGAAAACTCAAAACCTGATGCTGTCGTTCCTTTCACTTTTGCCATGCTTTATACCTCCAATAGAATTCAGGATCAGGACTTCTGGATGTACTCGTAGTGGGTGTTACCCTCAGCATCCGGAGCGGTTCCGAGCGTGGTCTCATATCCGACCGCCTCGCCGTCTGCATAAGTGATGGTTCCGACTTCGGAGACTTTGCCGTTCGGGATCACGATCCGCTTCAGAGCGCCGTCACGAAGAACCAT